ATAAACCACTTCTTTTGCTGCCTATAATAACTGGCACTAGGTGGATGTCTTCTTTTCCCTTGGTCATTTCCAGCTCAGACACAGATATATTTCGCTTCTTTTCATTGCCAACAAAAACAGCGAATGTAAGTCCGCGTTTATGTGCATCGAGCAAAAAACCCTCAAAACCATCTAATAAGTTTTTAGCTGCTTTTATCATCTTTGGTACGGAGTCTCCACGATAAGAAAAACTACGCCCGAAGCGATTAATTAGCGCGCCATGAAATACTATCTTTCTCAAAGGAATTTCGACAAAGGCCACTTTAATACCCCATAAAAAAAACCCGCCGTAGCGGGTTGGATAAAATCATATACACCGTTTAATTACATCTAATCTGCTATCTATCCGAGATTGGAATAAATCAGTTTGGTAGTAATACTTAACCTCACTTATTTTTCCGTTATTCGTTATATCCGCAAATTCAATAATCCCAACCATTACGGTCTTCCCACTATGATATGGCTGAATAGTCACATCACCGTATCTAGTTGTCATTTCTTGCCATCCGAAAAGAACACACTGTGAAATTTCATCAACAGTTTTGTTAGATGTAAAGCTCGCCTCTGGTTTTTGCGCTCTTAAGTCAGCCATGGTGTGACATCCAACTAGGCCAAACATAGTTAAAGCTAAAAGCATTTTTTTCATATCAGCATCCCTTTATTGGTTAATCAGGCTCATATGTCTGACTATCTTCACAGTTCGATCTTTCCAGTATCCACCATAAGGAACACGCTGACTCAACATGCCGTACATATGATGCAATAGCATCCCATCATCTAGCAGAATACCGGCATGATTCGCGACCGGCGCGGAGACCTGCATTATCACCATATCGCCCGATTGAGGTGGGCCACTAAACTCACGAAAACCGCATTCATACCAATTATCAAGATAGAGATTTTCACGGCCTGACTCCCACCATGGATAATCAACGCGGTAATCATTAAGCACAATGCCATGCGTTTGCCGGAAGTAACTCATAACCAGCCCCCAGCAATCGGTATGCCCCAGCACAAAAGCGCGCCCCACCAGCGGCAATTCCCCACGCGGTATCACGGTGCGCAAGTCGCCCTCCGGATAACTCACGATATGCCACGGTATTGCCATCGCATCACACTGCGCCTTATCCAGCTCACTCGGCTGCGTGGTGGCATCAGGATGACTGTGAACAATCCCCGTTACGGTTCCCCATTCTTCTGCTGCAATATAATCCTCCGGAGATAAATGAAACTGTTCCGTGGGATTTTCCGCGATATTACGGCAGGGGAAGTAGCGTTCCACACGTGATTTTTGCGCCACCACGCCGCAGCATTCAGCCGGATAAACCTCTGCGGCATGGGCCACAATAGCCTGTATCGTTTTCTCTCTCATACTATTGCCTTATCAGTGCTGCACCCGGAAAACCGCCAAACGGCACCGGGTTGTTTTCACCAAAGCGCTTTTGACAATCGCTGAGTAACCCACCGCACTTATCCTGACTCGGATCATCAACCGGCTGCCCATTCTCATCAAAGTAGCGCGTCCCCGCGTAATCACACCCTTTGCCTGTTCGGTACCAACCGCGTGAGCACCATGTACAGAGCGAGTGGATCTGGCGCGTCGGTATTTGCAGGCCACGTAAATCGGCAGGGCTCGCGAGCTCAAACTCAACGGTTTCATCGTTTTCGAGTGACTTACGGTCGATATAGTAAACCTGCTTTTTTTCCTGCTCGGGATCTGCGGTAGGATTGCCTTCGGGGAAGTTATTTGCATCGAGATAATATGCCAGCGTGTCGTGAATAGTCACTTTAGCCTGCGCCATATCTTCGAAGCGTAGACAAAGCGCAGTAATCGAACCGTTTAAGTTAGCAAGGGTCAATGTAGGTTGGGCTGTGCTACCACTCGTCGCCATTTCTAATCCTTCTATTTGGCAAGGCCATGCACCGTATTCCTTTCCTTGCCACCAGATAGATTTTGCGGCGAGCTTAGCGTCATCCCCACCAGCCGCAGTGATTTCTTCCGGCGTATGAGACAGGTTATAAGCATGAAAACGCAATACTTCATCCAAACCAAATGCAGAGCCATCGACTTCAAACAGACGAACTGTATTACCCGGCTCCAATTTTTGGTAATCGCTATTTAGTGACATTAGACCTCCACAGCTGAAAAGGTTTGCTCAAAAGTCGCCGAGACTGTTGCTTGCGTTTTGCCGTTAGGAATTAATCGGATTGAATCTGCGCTGATAATGTACAACCCTTTATCACCATGCGGAGGCGTCCAAATAAATGCCTTAGTACAGTGACGACGACAAAAATCACGGATCGCAATGGCCACGCTCAGAGAGCCACGAAAAGAATAAGAAAACTTTATCCGCTCTGAGTTAATGCCACTTTCAGATACCTGCTTATATCCATCACCAAATTGCACCTCGCGTATTGTTCTGGCGTACTCCGTCGTGGGCTGTCCTGCGACCTGTGTAGGCCACATAAAAGTTTCAATTGCCATGAGCGTTCCTCAATGAATACGCTGATTAACGACCTTTCATCGCGTTAAAAAGCTGTCCTCCCGGACGAAGGGATTTACTAATATTGTCCTGACAAAACTGATCGAGCATTTTCATCATGGTTTTGCTCACAGCTTCATTGCCACCAGATGACTTAGATGTGGCTGATCCGTCATTTTGTAAAATAACGGTATTATGGAAAACGGGGCTTCCGCCGCCGCCACTTCCCGCAACCACACCTAGTTTTCCATTGGCGCCACGGCGTAAAGGTAAAATAGCCTCAGGGCCAGCTTCTCCCATGACACCGCCCCCTTTAGCGAATGCAAAAAACGTCGGCTTATCGACAACCGAACCACTGTATGCGCTCAAACTTGCGGAGGAATACACCCCGCCTTTTGCATTGGCCTCAATGCCGCCCCATCCCATCGCACCAGCCAAGGATTTAACGCCATTTACTAGAGCCATTTTTACGAGAATTTCAGTCAACATACTGAGAATGGAACTGGTAAAGGATTTGAAGTCTGCTTTACCCGTCGTCAAAAAGGTGGTGAGTTGAGAACTTAAACCGGTCAGTGCTTGCCCTCCGGCATCTTTCATCACGCTATAAGCATCTGTTGCTGCATCTGCATAATCCGCCCACGCTTTTTGCCCTCCGGCCTGCCAATTCGATCGCAACTGGTCCTCTTGCTCCCACGTTTTTCGCTGAGCATCTAGCATTTCATTGAGACGAGGATTATCTTTCTGACCTGAAAGCAGTTGAGAGCGCTCGAGTCCTCGCTGCACCTCTCGGCTGGACTTTGTTTGGCTAGCCAGCAATGCGTCCCGCTTAGTTTGCTGCTGAAGAAGATACTTATCGGCCTGATCATTGAGGCGATTTAATCGCTCCTGTAAAACAACCTCGTCACCTACCGCGGCAACGCGGGCTTTATATGCCAATACACTCGACTTGCTGGCTAATAACGATTGTTCCTGCGTGGTGAGTTGGCGCTTAGTCGCAGCGGCCTCTAATACCGCGAATTGCGCCTGCGATTTCCATAAGTCTTTGCGCTGCTGGCTGATAACATCTGTCACCGCCTTGTGTTGTTGCAGAACCACCAGCTGCGCCTGCAGCGCTTGTAAATCAGCTTGGCTTGATTCCTCTGCCTTATCACCCACCGGCGCTTTATACTGGGGTCCTTTACGCACTTTGCTCGCCTGCTCTTTGGCAAAGCGCGCATTTTCACGCTTAACCGCCTCATCTTTTGCAGACTGTGATGCGTAGGAATTCTTGATCCGCAAAATCTCACGCTGATGTTTTTCCTCCGAGGTTTCATACTGCCGCTTGAGATCCTGGTCACTTTGAAATTGGCGCTTTTGTCGCTCCTGCTCTTTTTGCTCAGCGGCTGCTCGCGCTGCAGTCACTGAATCCTGATAGGATTTCTCACTCAGTTCACCCAGTTCTTTTTGCAGGCGGGTAACCAGCGCCTTTTGGCTACTGACCCGCTGAGTCTCTTGCTGCGAGATCAGAGAGTCATTTTTACGCCCATAGCCATATCCCGTGGAGTCCGCCGCCCCCCCACGTTGCAGACTATCTAGATCCTTTTGAGCTCGCTCGAGCTGTTGGCGGGTAGACTCTACCTTGTCTTTTAGTGTGCTCTCACGCCCGACATTCAGCATCTGATCCCACGCGCCGGATGCAGCATTGCCTAACCATTTCCACGCGTTCTCCAAGTCTCCGAGATTATTTTTAATATCGGCACTTCGAGCACGCATAGCATTAGCGTAGGTGTCCATCGCTATCCGAGCAGCATCCGTTGTACGTCCCTGCTCTGCCAGTGTAGTGATCTGCTCGAGTTGGGTTGCCGTTAGAAAGTGCAGCGTTTTATCCAGTTCCAAAACCGACTGCACGGGATCATCCTGCAAGCGTTTAAACTGCCTGATTGTCTCATCCACGGACTGGCCTACGCTGGCCTGCATCTTAGCGGCAGTATCTGCAATCATCGTAACGGCATTGCCAGAAAAACTACCGCTGCCCACCACTGAGGCTAACGCACTCGACATGGCGCCCTGAGTGATACCGCCGCCCGACAGTGATTTCGCCATAGACTGTAGTTCAGCCGATGTTTTACTCGCATAATTACCCGTTAGAATCAGTTGCCGATTAAAGGCCACGGCTTCTTCTGAACCTTGGTACCATGCTTTTCCCAGCACATAGACCGCTGTTGCAATCCCTCCCACAACGGCGGCTAAGCCTAATCCGCGTAGGCTCATCAATTGTTCTATCCATCCAGCACGGTTCGCCAAGGTAATGCCCGACCCTCGCAAGGCCCCAAAGTTACCTCGAGCCAGTTCCCCCACCAAAACACCCAGTTCACGACGCGCTGCCGCACTTTGTATGCCAAGGTTGCGGGTTGCTGTTTTAGCTGTCTCTAATTTGCGGATATACAGTTCTGCCGCATCACCAGCCCCGACTTGAGCCGCTTTGAAACGCAAAAGCTCAGTACCAGAAAGTTTCTGTGCGACAACCTGAGATTTTAGCTGCTGTAGAAATCGCGCTTTTTGCTTACCAGCCTCCGCCTCCGCCAGTGCCGTTTCTTTAATACGTGCGGAAGAATGCGATATAAGAGTGAGATAGTCTTGCTGGGTAATGTTGCCATTTTTCCGCGCGGCACGGATCTGTTCCTGAATGCGCCCAAGCGATTGCATCCCGTTACTCAGCTGCTTGGTACCATCAATTTGTCGAAAAAATGAGGCCGTCAGCGCATCCTGATCGCGACCTAATGCCGAGCTCTGAGACTGACTCTCCTGTAATTTTAGGTTCAACTCCGCGACACGTCGGTGAGTTTCATCGACCGCTTTATATGCTTTTTCCCAATCCTTTTTGAGCGTATCGGCCGTAGAAGACTGCTGAGATTTAACCTCGCTCATTACCCGAGCATTGGTATCCCCCATCCCTTTGATTGCGTTGGTTTGACTCTCCACCAGCTTACGCATTCGATCCGATGAACCATCTGCATCTTTCCCCATGCCTGATAGTTGCCCACGAATACGCGCCATTTGCTCTTTAAACGTGGCAGTATCTACATCGAGATTAATAACTAAGTCGCTAATTTGTTGGGACATATCGAACTCCCCCGTAGGCACCTTCACCGATCAGCATAAGTTCATCATCCGTTTTAACCTCTTCACGTTCTGGCTGGGAAAGCAGGCTAAAATCTTCAGCGCGTATTTCGCCCCCACTCGCGAACACGGTCACAAGCATCTCTTTCATCGTGGCAAACTCCGCATCCAGTAACTGGTCACTAAACGGAGTTAGCGCAAAATAATTTGCCCAATCTGAGAACTCGGTGGCGCTCATTTCACTGAGCATACGGCGCCAGTCTGGGCGCCGAAACTCATGAGCCAGACGCTGTGCAAATGCCCGCTCGCGGGCCGCTATTTTGCCAGCGGCTTTTCCTCTACCGGCTCAACGGTATCAGGCGAGGGAGCAGCCTCGTCTGCTGACTTGGGATGCATGCCGCTAAGCGCTAGCACTATTTCCACCGCTTCGTTAATTGCTTCGCTAGGCCATGTTTTTTGGATAGTTTGGTGAAGCTCATTTTCATCGCACTCTGGTGTTTCATGGGATAACGAGCGAGAAATCAGCCATGCATTTACATCCACATTAAGACGCACAAGCTGCGCTGTATGACGTAAACTTTCGCTTCCCTCATCGCTAATGGCTTCTTTCGAGGCTAAATAATCAAAATACTCCACGCGCTGTAATGCCGAGATTTGGTGCAATACGACAGACTGGCCGTTGTACTTAAACGTTTCTTTTTTCAAAAACATGACAAATACCTATAAAAAAGGCCCCAGTCAGGGGCCATTGAAATGAAATAGAGCGAAGTTACGCCACGGTAAACGTTGCTATGGCCACATGTTGGCCATCATTCGTCATGCCGATAATTTCGACTTTTCCCGCCTTAACACCCGTGACCGTAGCAACCTTATCCTTTACCACGACGGTCGCCGTTTTTAGATCTGATGATGCAACCCGCAAAGTGTTATCCGTGGCATTGTCTGGCTGAATCGCGAACGTGACACTTTCAGAGGCGCCAACCGCAATATTGCCGGTCGCAGGGGTGACGGTTACCCCAGTGACAGGGACTGCCGGTGTGCGTAAATCTTCAGCCAGTGACGGCTTGCCTGAGTTGGTAACTTTTACCGTGCGGGTAATGACTTCTTTCGCTGGGATCGCTTTGCCTAGGCTACTAATCCAACCACGGAACACATCAACCGCACCGTTGGGATATTTGATTTTATAGCCACGAACATCCCCTTCAGTAAACCATTCAACCAACCCTTGTTGGCCACTCTCTCCGGGTTTCCACGCGAGGGTAAAACTGGTATCCCCAGCAGATTTCTCTCCTTGCGCCGTGCTGCTCCAATCGGCGTTTTCATCATCGAGATAGGTATCATCATAGGATTCGGCGGTCATTTCGCCGGGTTGAAGATCTTTAATTTTCGCCAAACGCGACCAATCAGCATCGCTTAACGGGTTTCCATAAGGGTCACCCTTGCCGGTATAGAGCCATAGCGTGGTACCCGCACCTTTTACCGGTGCCAGTGGGTTAGGTGTTGTCATATAACATCCTTACATTGAATAAGTGAGAAGATAAGTCAGATCAACCGAGCCCCACGTCGCCATCTCCTCATCACGTTGGTAGTCATAACCTTGGGGGGTCATCGTCTCGATCAGGGTATCGAGCGTTGGGATATTGGACAGTGCGGGATAAATGTGCGACTCCATCCAGCTATCTAGCGCACTGTCTGGCTGGGCCGATTTAAGAAACACCTCAACATGTAACGCTGCTTGCCAACTATCCTCATCCAAGGTGTCTCCGGTGTATTCCGCATCAGAGAGATAAACGGCAACAGCGGGAAGATCTTGCTCATCAAGAAAGGCAGGGCGCCCATCAAACCATGTCACTGGCTCAGTAATTTCACGTTGAAGCTGTGACGTTACGGCCTGACGGATCTGGGTATGTTTGCTCATCGTTTGATATGTAGTCTCAGTTGATTTTTCAGCGCCGAGGCCAACTCTTTTGGCATGTCGCTATCGATAAGTTGTGACGACGATGCCATAAATGCTTCGGTCAACGGCCCAGACAGGGGGACCTTCACCACATCAATGGGATAACGGGCACGCCCAACACGGCGCATCACTTGCCAGCGGCCATTAGCTAGTTGCTGAATAAAAGCATTGCGAAAGGTGTAGGGCCCCACTTTAAGTACGCTGCCCTTACCGTGTTTGGCCTCTCTGCGACGAGAGAGACGCACACGCGCCGCGCCTAATTTGATCGCCGGAAGGTTGCCTCGATTTATTTTGATCGACGCAATTGGACGATCCGGTTTGGCCTTCCTTAATCGAGCTCGCTGCCTGACCAATTTGACAGGGAGCCCCTTTCGCCGGTTGTCATCCACTCGCGCTTCTTTTGCTACCTTACGCGTGCTGTGACTAATGGCTCGCGCGGCCACACGATTGACGGCCTGCGCCGTTGCCGTGGGCACCATTATCCGACTCAAGCTATTCAGATTTAGGATCGCCTGTTCAAGCCCTTTAACTGACATAACGCTACTCCAGCCAAATCTGAGGTTTTCCATTAAAGAGCTGATGACGGGTGACGATATAGGACCCATCATCCACCACCACGTTGTCGTTGCGGCGTGGTGAATATGCCAATGAAAAAACCACTAATGAAACACCATCCCCCTGCACAGGGCCCATTTCAGGCAATAGATGAGACTCAACGGCCGTATAAGACTGCCCATTGATGGTGACCGCTTTGCCAAAGCGTTCAGCGGTCACACGATCCATTTTTGCCGTGAGCTGCACAAACGGACTAGCCATTGAGTTTCACTTCAATCATGGCGCTATTTTTATCAGCAGCCTTCCATGCAATGCCTGCGGCCACCGCATCAGTAGCGTCCAATTGAATTTTCCCATCTTTTAGCGCCACTTTTTTCCCCATAGGGATCACGTCTGCCGCTAATTTTGGTAGCAAAAAGACACCACTTACCATTGCGGCCCCTGCATCGCCCACGGGAATATCAGTAATTGCCACACCGACAATATCGCCAATTACGATAGGTTCACCGCTGGAAATTAGGTCGGCGTTACCATTAACAACCTCGATCACATTGCCATCTTGCACAAAATTCGTAGCCATACTCTTTGCTCCACGGCCCCAATGGGGCCGGATTTTAGGTATAAAAAAAGCCCGTTAGGGCTGTTCACATCACATGTGTGGAAAGTTATTTGCCGCTTGAATACACCAAACCGCGATGATCTAACGGAGCTACACCGGCATCAATACGGACCTTAGTGGCAATCCCGTCAGTATTAAAGCCTTCTTGCTGATCGATATAGGGCACATCCACACCATTAAGATAAGCAACCTCAATCGTATCCGTCCCTTTAGCCGCCGCCAGATACCATGCGGCTGCATCTTTATCATCCAGACGGGCTTCACTGATGACGGTTGCAAAGTTCTGGATTGGGTTGATGATCCCCGCGTTGATATCGGCACCTTTGACGCTTACAGACTTAATCGTCTGATTAGCGAGTGTTTCTAGCGCTGTTGGTACCAGCATAAATGCTGGACGGATATTAAGGCTTCGATCACCTTCTTTTTGGGTTCGCATCAACAAGCGGGCTTTGTCCAAATTAGCGACATCAATCGCCCCAGTGCTTACGTTCTTGTGGTCTGGACTGAAGAGTTTTTTACCATCAGACAGCACGGCGTTCGCCGTAAGAATTTCATAAACCAGATCGCCAATGGTCGCCTTCGCTGCTCGGCCCATTTTCATCGGGACATCAGTTAACTGGTTTAGATCATCGTTAATCAGTGCCTGACGCGTAATTGAGAAAATTTCACCGTAGGTTGCCAAGGCAATTGACTCACCACGATCTTTGGTTGTGATGTATTTATACTCTGCCCCCTCTCGAACCTTACGCAGGGAAGGGAAGCCCCCTAAACCGACACGATGAGCGGTTTTAAAGTCCGACAACTGCCCTTTTTTAGTCCAGAGCTCGAAGGTTTCCTCCGCCTCTTCCCACCCTTGCAAGATCGACTTATTCGCGACATCGAGCAGGATATTGCCAAAATCCGATGTACTGTGGGTTAGCGCCAGCCCCACCATTTGAACAGGATTCAACGAGGACACGCCAATACCGCGCTCAGTCAGTGACATACGTGCATATTCACGCAATGTCATACCGTTGTAGACGTTATCATTCTGACGTTCTTCATAGCCTGCACGCGCCATAATCGCCTGACGAATACCGTCACCGGTGAAATTACCGTTACTCGCATGAATAAGGTTATGAGGCGTGTTCTTATTTGATGGCGTCGCATCTTTGCCCAATTCAGCAAGCAGTTTATCTTTCGCTTGCTCGACAGAACATTCGATATCCTCAATACAGGATGCCTGCAGGGTTTGATGCTTACCGCCAAACATCGCAAACAGGTCTTTAATACCATTAATGCGCTGTTTTTGTTCTTCTCGCGCCTGAGCGCGGATAGCGTTCTCATCAACCGTGGCTGGCGCAGCAGTCGGAGCTGCCTGTGGTGTTGATACGGGGGCTTGGGCCTTTGGCGCAATAATCATATTCTTTAATGAATTAGGCATGGAATCAAAATCCTCAATACGTTTTGAATGAATGCAAGCCATTGCCTGCACAGATGTTGTCAGTTGATCAGCAAAACCATGCTCCACACACTCTCGTCCAGAAAGCCATGTTTCAGCGCTCAGCATGTCGGCTAATTCGTCAGTAGTCTTGCCGGTTTTCTTGGCATATGCGGGGATAAGCACCGTTTCGACCTTATCAAGGAGATCGGCGTAATCACGCATATCATCCGCATCGCCCCCCGTAATGCCCCACGGCTTGTGGATCATCATCATCGCATTTTCAGGCATGATGATAGGGTTGCCGACCATCGCAATAACTGAAGCCATCGATGCGGCCAGCCCATCGATATAGACCGTTTTGCTCGCAGGGTGGCTGTTAAGTAAGTTGTAAATGGCAATGCCATCAAACACATCTCCACCCGGCGAGTGAATATGTAAGTTGATATGGTCTAACTCGCCCAGCGCTTTCAATGTGCTAGCAAACTGCCGCGCACTCACTCCCCAATAACCGATCTCATCAAAGATATAAATATCAGCAGACCGTTCTCCACTGGCTTTCATTCGAAACCAGTTTTTCTCCCCGTTCGCAGCCGCTCGCGGAGTCATAAACACACTATTTTTTTGTTTTTTGCTCACTGCCTTCCCCTTTATCGTTCGCCGGGTCTGTGTCAAATTTCAGTCCTAAGGTGGCGTTTTCATCAATTTCGGCCTTGCGGCGGCGTTTAACATCGCCCGGATTTGCCCCCCGAGCCCGAACCCAATCGCCCTCCGTGGCTGCACCGCCACGTAAAAGCACCCGCCACGAATTAGCCTCTTTCAACGGATCAATCCACGGCATCACCGGCCCGCTGTATACCGCATTGAAAAGAGTCTCCCTATCCACATCGAGGGGGACATTAATCACACCTGATGTGATCGCCATTTGAAGCCAATTGCGGTAAATCGGGCGACTCACCGCCGCGATAAATGCATCTTGCAAAATGCTGTAGCCCTCAAACGATTCCACCAGCTCTTGGCGCTGTGAGCTGTAAGTCCCGTTGTAGTTACGGGCAATACTGGAAAAGCTTCCACGGCTACCGGCTGCAACCGCTCGCAGTTGGCCATTACGGAAAGTTTCTAGGTTGGGATTCGGCCGGTCGGATTTAATCATGCCAATATCTTCGCCGGGCTGTAGCCCATCAAAAAGCATGCCCGGCTGGATATCTAATTCTCGAGGACCATCTGATGATCCTGAACCTTCGTTATCACCGTAGGTTTGGGGATCGCCTTTCTTAACAAACATGCCCAAAGCCGCCGCAATACGCGCTGCAGTCAGTTCAGCATCCTCATACTCTTTGAGTGCACTTAGACGCATCAGCACCCCAGCGAGCAAACTATTGCCACGAATTTGGTGCAACCGACGCATAAACTTCAGATGAACCATGCTGTCTGCGGCGATTTCTTTCGTGTTTCCCTGCGCGCTGCCCAAACGAGTTAATGTTTTATACACAACGTATTTTGTCGGACGCCCCCACTCATTGAGCGCAACACCCTGACAAATCCCCTTACCCTCGTCATTTAGCTCAAGCGGGATAAAATCAGGCTCTAGTGCTTCGATCCAAAAGGGAACGTTGCCCGTAGGATTTAGTCCTGCTGCAGCCCCGCTCACCATTTGCCCAAACACCTCACCATCACGTAACCACGTGCGTGCCATCAACCGCTCTAGCACGGGGCGCGTAAACTGCCCTGTAACATCCGGCGCAACAGACCACTCCGCCCAAGCCGCACGAATGTCTTTCGCTAACTCATCGGCAACCAAACCCGTTTTTAAAATGGGTTGAGGGTCTACAATGATTCCGCGGGCACCAACAATACGTTCCTCCAGTTTATCCAACAGACCAATCACCAAGTCATGGTTACAATCGAGCCATCGAGCCTGCTCACGTAACGAGCGCCCCCCTGATTGGGTCAGCTGATTGGCATTGCGGTTTTCACGTTTAGCACGGTGCGTTCTTGTCGGAGTAACGGCTTCATACGCCCGGATCATCGCCCGAGATTTAAGACGTGCCGCTTTCCAGCCCGGTGATACTAAACCAATGGCTTCATCTAATAGGCTCATACAAACCTCGCCAGTTTATGTGATGACCGTCCCCGTTGGCTGGCTTGATACTGCACAAGACGACGCTCCCAAGACATTCGGCCTTTCTGAATTTCGCCGAGGTTCTCCATCGTCATCGACTGTCCATTAAAGGTGATCGACTTGCCCTGTAGTAATGTTTTCTCGGCTTCCAGATAACACTGGATCATGTCTTCAATATCGGTCTGATTCATAACCAGCCTCCTGTCGTCGATGGCGCCCACGCCGAGGCCGTAGCCTCATGCTGAGTCTGTGATTGTGTTGTCTTATGAGTTGATACTTCGGATGTTTTAGTCTGAGCGGGGCGAGGCGATAATACCGGTGTGGATTCATCAAGTGATCGCGCCCAAGGAGGTGGTTTTTCCCAATTTATCCTTTCGTACCCGCGCAACATAACCAATGCATGGGCATACACCATGAGGTCGAAGGCTTCATTAGCCCCTTTACCCGGTTTCGTCCATTTTCCGTCTGGACTTCGCTCCTCATAGGTCAGCTCGTCATAGAACCATTCACCCAGCCACTCAGGAAAATGTATGTAATTAGCCCCTACCGTTTCACGCGATAGCGCGTTATTGATTCGATCTTTGAGAGCATTCGTTTGTAAGAGATAAAGAGGCACATCCCCGCGGGCCTCTGCACGACGATTCGGTCGGTCGGTATTATCAGGCAGTGTTTTGCTGATGATCTTACCGTTTGACTGGCTCGCCCCTTTAAAGAGATAGACTTTTTTATGCACCCCATCACGACGACACTGGCGCCAAAAGTCATATGCGTTACCCGTTACGCCATCCTCACCACCGCTATCCACTGCCATCGCCAACACCGGCAAATGACTTGTGGGATCAGCCGCTAATGGCCACGTTCTATCAAGTACATCAGTACGTAATAAATCCCAATCCTCAAGATAGCCTGCGGGGTCAATGGGGAGGCTCTCGCCGTTTGGCCCGGCACGCATTGACTGCTTGATATTGAATCGATCAATCACCCACCGTTCACCATGAGCACCATAACCTATAACCTGCACAACAAAGCGGCGGTGTTTACCCCCCTGCACATCGACTGTGGCCACAAGAAACCGTACTCCTGGTGGCACCGTCCGCTTAGCCACTTCCTCAGCGCGGGCCTTAAGGCTTTCTCCTTTACGCTGTTCGGTGCTAGAGCGTGGTGCGTAAGGCAATCCCCAGTCCGTATTAATAACCGCCTTAAGTGTTTCCTCACTGCCTGTTCGCTCATACTCCTGCTCAGCAGTCAGTAATTTATAGACCAGTTGCGCCCATGTTTGATAAGCCGCGGCGGGGCCTTCCATCCAAAACGATGCGAT